GCCGAAAGCCGAGGCAGAAGCTACCGAAGATAAAGCGGCCACTGAGGACGCCAGCACACAGGTAGACGAAACCGAGACGATCAGCGATGAAGAGGCCGAGCGCATCATTGCAGAGTTTGAAAAGGAATTGGCCGAAGATGAAGGTGATGAGTCATTAGGTTATTAAAGTAACGATAACAAAGGAATAAAAGTAAATATGCCTTACACAAAGGAACAATTGGCGGAAGAGATTGAAAAGCGCCAAGCAGAGGCTCGCAAGCAGGCTGAGGCACGTGCTGCCCGACACGCCAAGATGACCGAGCACAACAAAGAAATGAGCGAGAGCGACCGAGGCCGCGCACAGACCCGTGCATGGTTTAACGCTGTTCGTACTGGTAACACGCAGGAACTACGCCGCATCGACAGCGAAGTTGCTCGCGAGTACGCCGACATTGACGTTGAGGTACGCCGCATGGGCTACCGTGCAGATAGCCAGAACGTCACCACACAGACTGACGGTGGCTACCTCGTGCCTACTGTCATTGAGAAGGCTATCGTCGAGAAGATGGTGGACGTTGCGCCTATTCGGCAGTTTGCTACCGTTATTAGCAACGCACCAGCCAACCTCCGTGTGCCTGGCCAAGTTAGCCGGCCACAAGTAGCTTGGACAGCTGAAGAGGCCAACTACAATAAGACAAAAGCAACCTTCTCTGGGTTCGACATTGTCGCTAAAAAGCTTACCGGTATTGTGCCTCTTACTGAAGAGTTTCAGCAGGACGCAGCCGCGTTTAGCGTTGTTGAACAGCTTTTGACCAAGCAACTTGCTGAAGAGATTGCCTACCAGGAGAACATTGCTTTCTTGGCTGGTGACGGTACGAGCAAGCCACGTGGTATTCGTACCCGCAAGAGCGCTTTGCCAGCAGGCCAAAAGATCAACTTTGGTGCTAACATTGCAGCGCTTAACTACGACGCTGTGAAGAAAGCTTACCGCGCTATGCCTATTAGCTACCGCCGCAACGCTTTCTGGGTTGGTAACACCAACTTGGTTACGCAGCTTGATACTGTCAAGGACACCACGGGCCGTTACATCTACACCCAAGACGTGCGGGATGGCCTGCCATACGACAAGCTGCTTGGCCTTCCGTTCGTAGAGGTTGACTCAACCGCTATGAACTTTGACGAGCTGTGGCTTGTAAACAAAAACTGTTTCTGGATCACTGACGTTGCTGGTGTTCGCATTGACTTTGGTTATGCTAACGGCGACTTTGAAAGTGGCCGCAACAGCCTCCGCGTGATGAAGCGAACAGGTGCAAGCCCGCTGATCACTGACGGGTTCGTCATGGCTAGCGTAAATGGTGCTTAATTAAAAGAAAGGACACACTAAATGGCACACATCTTATTTACTGAATGTTTGGACGTTTACGTACCAGGTGACCACCTGTACCACGTAACCCAAAAAAAGCTCGACTACCTGGACATGCTGACAAAGGTTTACTTTGACGGCGAGCCACGGTACAAGATCGTTGAGACTCACGAGCAAGAGGAAGCCCGAGAGCAGGCTGCTCGCATTGCTGAGCACAAAGCCGAGTGGCAAGTTGAAAAGGACGCGCTGATTGCCCGCTACAAGGCTGGCGACCAGTACGCCGCTCGTGAGTGGGAACTGTCCGTGTTCGAGGATGAGCCAGAGTTTCCATACGAGAAGGTACTCACCGAGATGGAAGCAGAGGAGAAGGCAAAGGCTGAAGCTGAAGCCGCTGGTAAAGACGAGCAGCCACCTGCTGAGGGTGCTGGCAAGGACAAGAAATAGCCAACAGGCTGTGACTTGCGAAGGGGATGGCCTGGAGGCTGTCCCCTTTTCTGTTTATAGGAGATAATAAAGCTATGGCAATAGTTACATTAGACGAAATAAAGAAACAGCTGGGTATCACCGGCAACGACAAAGACGCTGAGCTACAGCTGTACATCGACATGCTGCCACAGTGGTTGTATGACATTACAGGTGTGTGGTTCGGGTCGCTTAAAACAGAAACAGAGATACAAGACTACAGGCCTGTAGTATTTCTGGACAACGTGTACATCAAAGAGGTGTCAAAGATAAAGCAAGGTAGGATTACCGACGAGACCACAGACGCTGATTTGACTGACGTACACGGCTACAGTATAGACAGCAAGACCGGCCGCGTCACACTGTCTACAACGGGCTACAAAGACCAATACGAGCGTACAGACTACGACCAACTCCATATTACTTACACGTATGGCCTCGTAGACGTGCCAGCAGCCGTGAAGATGGCCGCTATCCTTATGGTGCGTGGCATGATGCAGGAGATTAGCAGCGGTGGCACTACAGTCACATCTGAGCGTGTCGGTAACTACCAGAAGACATACAGCGTATCAAAGAAAGAGCAAACGCTGTTAGCACCGTTTGTGAGGTTCTTGGTATGATTAGCGCCAACATGCTACGCCATACCGTGACCGTTAAGCGCCTTGTGAAGACGCAGGGGATGGTGCAGAAGACGCAGGCCGTTATGAGCGGTGTGCCGTGTACTATCTTACCTATGAGCCGTGAGAACAGCGTGGCGTACAACATCAGTGCTTACAAAGCGTTTGATATGTACGCCAACACTGACCAAATCAAGGTAAACGACACTGTGACTGATCAGTCTGGGCGCAACTACGCCGTCAAAGCGCTTAACCCGTATGAAAACTTTGACAATGTGACTCACTCACATTATGTGCTGGAGCTTGCCGCGTAATGTCTACCTACATCAAGGTTGATACTGGTAACGTACCGCAATTGGGCCGTAGGTGGCGCGGAGAGGCCTCTGGAGCTGTCCAGCGCATCTTGGCTAATGGTTCGGTAATAGTGCAGCGATCCATGCGTAAAAACGCCCCTGTGGGCGTTACACAGCGTTTGGCGGGCAATATCCAGCGTACGGTTGGCAATGGTGAGGCGAAGATTACACCGCTGAGTAAGTATGCACCAGTAATTGAGAAGGGCCGCAAGCCAGGCAGTCGTATACCACCGTGGAAGAACGAAGACTTTCAACGGTGGGTACGCGCTAAGCTTGGCAACGTGTCGCCATTCGTCGTGGCCCGCTCGATTGCTCGCAAGGGTACGCAGCCGCAGCCGTTTATTGAGAAGACGTATAAAGAGACCGAGCCACAGATACAAGAGTACGCAGCACGGGCTATAGCAAACGTAATAAGTAAGTTGGAGGCGTAATGCAAAATAAGATCAGCAACAAACTAGTAGAGGTAGTAAAGGCTATCCGCGACGAAGACGGCAACCCTGTATTTGCAGAGGTTGTGGACTACGACGATGGAGTCAATAAGTACCAGGGCTACCCTGCTGTGATGATTGTGCCAGACGACGCACCGGCAGAGCTTGGGCAAAACACTGAAGTACACCGGCGTGAGGGCTTTAATGTCATTGCCATCATTCCTATGAATGATGACGAGAGCAAGCGCGCAGAGGACTTTAAGAACATGCGCACACTGTCTGGGCTCATCCGTGACGCAATAGACGACACGGTAGACTTAGACGGGCTACGACACCGCGGTAAAGACCGTGTACTAGGCGTTGTGCCAACGTCTGCCGGCTGGAGCGTGGCAACCGAGCCAGTGATGGCTTTGGTGGCTACTATCAATGTTATAGTGCGCTACGACCACTACACAGGTAACTAGTAAATTGTTTATAATCAGGTAGGAGTATGAACATGAATAATAACCAATCACCAAAACGTACCTACTTTAACCCCGAGACCGGCAAGACCGTTGAGGCCACGTCGGCACAAGAGGCGGCTTTGAGGTTCGATAATATGATCAAAGAGACGTTTGATGAAGCTGAGCCAGTAGAGGCTGAGCCTGATACATCAGATGATAACAGTAACACGGAGGCCAACTAATGGCAAATATCGACTTTATCGGTCGGCGTATTAGCTATGGGATCGCCAAGGAAGCTACGCGTGGCACAGCAGCCACTACCGCAGCACACTGGATTCCACACTTGAGCGCTGACCTACAAGACAAGCACGAGAGTGCACTTAACAACAGCGCCATGGGCGTGATCGACCTAAACAACGACGCCATCGTTACGCAGATTTGGAGCGAGGGCAAGATTGAGGGCAAGATCCAGGTAGAAAGCTTTGGGCTTATTCTGCTTGCAGCCCTTGGGCAGGTTACGAGCGCTGCTGGCGCAAAGGCTGGTACATTTAAGCATAACTTTACCCGCCTTAATAGCAACCTGTCGCCAAGCTTGACTATCTTTGAAAAGTCACCAGCTGCTGACCTTAAGTACGAGCTGTCGTGCCTTAAGAGCCTTGAGATTGACATTGTTACTGGTGAGTACGTGAAGTACACCGCTGACTTTATCGGTCGCCGGGGTGTGCCTGCTACCAGCACCGTCACGTTTGTGGAGTCTGAGGCTGAGTTTACCAGCAAGTACTGCCAGCTGAAGATGGCCGATAACAAAGCCGGCCTTGCAGCCGCACCACGTGTATCTATCAAGAGCGCGAAGGTGAAGATTGAGCGCAACACTGAGGCTTACTACGAGGCTGGTAGTGTCACGCCTGCTGAGATTCACAACAAAGCATTTGACGTTAGCTTTGAGTGTGAGCGCCGCTACAGCGACAACACGCTTAAAGACGCATCGCTGAAGAACACCAAGTACGCACTTGAGCTTTCGATGGTGAACACCGACGACAAGATCGGTACAGCTAAGGATGAAAACCCTTCGCTTAAGTTTACCTTGCCCGCTGTCGTTATCTCTGAGTGGGAGCGCGACCAAGGGCTTGATGACGTTGTTATGGAGAAGTTTACCGTGCAAGGCCTCTTCTCTGCTGCCAACGGTACGCAGATTGAGGCAGAGCTGGTGAACAGCACCGCAAGTTACTAATAAATCAATAAGGAAAGGACACCAACCAATATGGGCCGTTTATCACAACAATTTGCAACCAAAGTAAGTCTAGCCATGCTAGCCGAGAAGTACGGCAAGCTATGGAATGACGCTTACATCGAGATTGCACCACTAACCATGAAGCAGCTGCCAGAGCTACGCAACTTCCAGGGCGAAGCTAGCGCAGACGGCGAGCTAACCGACGACCAGACAGCACAGTTGCTGCCTATGGTTAAAAAGGGTTTTGTGGGTGGCAAGATCGTCTTTAACGGTGAGCTAGTAGACGCAGAAGCTGACGACCTGGACGATTTGCCAGTGTCCGCAGCCTCGCAAGTGATTGTTGCGGCGGTTGGTGCTACTGACCCAAAATAGTTAGCGACTTGGAGCGCGTCATTTACTACGATAGGCCGGCGAAGGAAGCAGCCACATTGGACTTGCTAACTCGCCGGCGTTATCGTAAAGAGTTTGGACTAACAGCCCAAGAGATGGACGACGAGCCGGTCGCAGAGGTGAATTATATGATGAAGATATTCTATCTTGAAGACAAGCGGAGCGAGTACGAGAATAAAAAGGCAATGCGCCAGAATAGCAGCGTAAACAACCATGGCTAATACTATACAGATCATTATCAAGGCACGAGACCAAGCCACCCAAGAGATGGACAGGGTAAGTGCCGCCTCTGGGAAGCTTAAAAAGCACCTAGAGCCTGTCGGTTCGGCTATGAAGCTTGTGGGCGCTGGTGCATTAGCCGCCGGTGTCGCCTCTGTGAAGATGGCTGGCGACTACGAGCAAGGCTTGAACATATTCAAATCAGTGTCTGGTGCTACAGCGCAGCAGATGGCTATGGTAGCCGCTAAAGCGCGTGAGCTAGGCCAAGACGCATCTTTGCCTGGTGTGAGTGCTAGAGACGCCGCAAACGCGATGACAGAGCTATCAAAGGCCGGTTTGTCGGTTAATGATACGCTAGCCGCATCAAAGGGTGTTATGTCACTTGCTAAAGCAGGCCAGATTGACGTAGCAGACGCTGCTACTATCGCAGCCCAAGCACTAAACGCTTTCAAATTGAAAGGAAGCGACGCCGGCAAGGTTGCTGACGTTCTTGCTAACGGTGCTAACGCCTCCGCTACAGATATTCGTGGCCTCTCTCTAGGCCTCCAGCAGTCTGCCGCTGTTGCTAGCCAGTTTGGTGTGTCATTAGAGGACACAGTAACCACACTTGGCCTATTCGCTAACCGCGGTATGCAAGGTTCTGACGCTGGTACGTCACTTAAGACGATGCTTATTAGCTTGGCAAACCCAAGCAAAAAGGCTGCCAACCTCATGCATGAGCTTGGCATTAACGCCTACGATGCTAGCGGTAAGTTCGTTGGTATGCGACAGCTCGCCCAAAACCTCCAAAACGGGCTTAAAGGCCTGTCTGAAGAGCAGAAGCAGCAAGCATTGGCTACTATCTTTGGTACTGACGCCTTCCGTGCGGCCGCTTTCCTGGCTGATTCTGCTGGTAAGTCATATGATGATATGTCGAAGGCTGTAGGTCGTTCTGGCGCTGCTATGGACTTAGCCAAGGCGCAGAATAGCGGCTTTAACGGCGCGTTGGACAACCTGAAGAGCACGCTGGAGACTGTCGGCACTGATATTGGCATGAAGCTGCTACCTCCTCTTACAAAGATCATTAAAGAGCTTGCAAACTCCGGTATCATCGAGGCATTTGGTGCGGCCCTTACGGCGCTTACACCTATTATCTCTTATGTCGCCGCCCTGTTTATAGCGCTAAAAATCAATCAAGTTATAGGCTGGTTCGGTGGCCTCTTTGTTAAAGTTAAGGAAGCCGGAGGTGCTTTCAAGTACTTGGCTGGCGTCATTAGTAAAAACCCAATCGGGCTGATTGTAACTGCGATTGCCATTGTCATTCCACTGCTCATCGACCTTGAACAGCGTTTTCATATCTTTAGTAACGCTGTTGAATTGATCAAGACAGCCTGGAATGGTATGGTTGAGTGGTTTACTGGCATTTTTACTGGCATTGGCCAGGCTTTGAGTAACGTATGGCAGGCTATTACTACAGCCTTCAACAACGTGACTGCTTTCTTGCAAAACTGGGGCCCGACCATCCTTGCCATTATGTTCTGGCCGTTCTCGCTGCTTATCGGGCTTGTGATCACGTTTAAAGACCAGATTATGGCTGTACTAAACGCCTTGTGGAGTGGTATATCGGCTGGATTCCAAGCTGTCACCGGCTTTATCCAAGCAGTCTTCCAAACCGCGTCTGCTGTAGTTATGGCTGTGTGGTCGCCTATCGCTGGCTTTTTCGGCGGTGTCTGGAATCAAATTCGGGGCATCTTCTCTGGTGTCGGTAATTTCTTTGGCGCTGTATTTGGCTGGGCAGCTAATGCGGCATCTGGTGCGCTAAATAGCATCATTGGTGTAGCAAGCGGTGTGTACAACGCTATTGCGAGCTTTTTCCGGCCAATCGGTACTGTAGCTGGTAATATGATCGGTGGTACTATCCGTGGTGTCGTCAACGGCATCATCGGCATGGTACAAAACGGCCTTAACAGCTTTATCAGTATGATCAACGGCGCTGCCGGCATCATCAACAAAATACCTGGCGTGCACATTCCTGGTATTCCTCACGTTGGCTTGCCTCGTCTCGCCTTCGGTGCTAAGAACTACGCCGGTGGTGTCACACTGGTTGGAGAGCGCGGCCCTGAGCTGGTTAACCTTCCAAAGGGCGCTGACGTGTACACTGCTACACAGACCGCGAACGCTTTCCGGAATAGCCGAGGCGGTGGCGGCGGTGTTACAATACAACACATGGAAGTACACAACGACGTTGATGCGCACAATGTAATCGAGCAAATCGGCTGGAGGCTAGCAAGAGGATGATCATTAAACTAAACAACTTTGTAATAAACGATCGGGAGAGCAGGTTTTACCTGGACACAGTAAAGGGTTTTGCCATTCCCGAGATTCGTACGAGTAGCGCCGTCTTGACTGAAAGAGACGGCGGCTACGTCGCCTCACAGTTTTACGGTATGCGCAAGGTGTCTATACAAGGGCGTATATTTGGTGAAGATGAAGCGGAGCTAGAAGAGAAGCGCAAAGAGATTATGGCGGCTGTACGGCAAAGATCAATCGCTATTGAGCTAATTACTAATGCTGGTAACTCATACCTAGTAAATGGCCACCTGACTGATTCCGAGATGGACTTTGACCGTCTTATCAACAGTTCCGACTTTCGCTTTGAGTTTCTGTGCCCTGATCCGGTTATTTACGATAATACAGACGGTACGGCGCTTTCTATACAGGTTGGTAAGCAGCGTGGCGGTGGTTACGTATTCCCGTACGTGCTGCCTGTTAGCTGGCAGTCTGGTAGCGGCGAGGTTACAGCGCGTAACAACGGTAACACCGCAGTTAAGCCTGTGATCAAGTTTAAGGGAAGTATGACTGACCCAACGCTCATTAACGTGACAACTGGCAAACTTGTGCAGCTGTCTGGATTTAGCGCGCCAGAAGGCAGTGAGGTTGTCATTGACACCCGTACCCGTAGCGTACTACTGAACGGCGGTAATATCTTTGACAAGCTGAGCGACCAAAGTACGTTCTTTAGCTTGCAGCCTGGCGATAACGTATTTAGGCTGGAGAGCGCAAGCGGTGCTGACACAGTAGTAGCTACAGTTGAGTGGCGTAACGGTTTCATGGGGGTATAGTATGGACTTTAAACACGGCAGCGAGTATGCATTTGAGCTATGGCATAAGAACGGCCAGAAGCTCGCAGACATTACCCACCTCTGTAAAAACCGGCGCTACTCTACCGAGCGCAACGAAGCGGACACCATCGAGTTTATGGTAGACTTGCATGAGTTTGAGCGATACTGTGCTAGTATCGGCACACCTCCACAGTCGTTGCTTTACCCGTTACAGACAGACGTACGAGTAAAGCGTAATGGTGTATACATCGTAGGCGGCCAAGTTACATCTACCACTATCAAGATCGACCAAGAGGCTGATATTGAGGTGCGTGTGACTGGTTACCTTAATATGCTAAAAGACCGCCTAGTGACCAATGAGTACCACCAGACAGACGCCGCAGAGATTGCGCTTGACCTTGTGCGCCGCATCCAGAGCGACAGCGCCGGCGACATGGGTATTGAAGTGCCTCACGAGGGGCAATACATAACCGGCAAGCTACGTGACCGTACATACAAGCGGGCTGACGTTAAAGATAAGATATTGAAGCTTACCAACCTTATCGATGGTAATTTTGACGTAAGAGTAACACCTGACAAGAAATTTTACACGCTACCTACCTTTGGCTCGCCACGCACCGACATTGAATTTGTCGTAGGTGGCCCTGAAGGTAACGTAAAGAGCGCGACTATCGAACGTTCTGCCACTAGTGTGTACAACAAAATCTGGGGGCTTGGTTCTGGCTTTGGTGACGATCAAATCGTATCAGTGCAGAGTGACCCATTAAGTATCAACGCCTACTACACACGCGAGAAGGTAGTGACGTTTAATAGCGTTAAAGAGCAAAGCACCCTAAACCAAAACACCGCCGCTGCCGTAGCCAAGTACTCTACCATGCTTGAGATTCCAAAGATCACTGTGACTGGGCGCGAGTTTGATACAAACTACATCAAGGTTGGTGACTACATACCTGTGCGCACAAGCGGCCACAGTATGATTGAGGGGCTTAATAAGGTGTACCAGGTGCAAAAGATTGAAGTACACCTGGACGACAACGGCTTTGAAGAGCAGATAGAAGTGTACCTAGACGACTTTACAATACCACAGGTCCAAGAGGATCAAGACGATGACTAGACTTGATCGCTTATCTGAAAATACTTTGTACGAGGAGCTGAGGCAACTCCAGATTGACTTTAGAGAGCTAAAGTATACGCAGCCCACCTCTGGTAAGAGCGGTGTGCGCACATATGAGAGCGAGACAGGCCGTACATGGGACTATGACGGCACTATTCCTAACGGCTCACGAGAGATTACGGTAACGTTTACTGGCAATGGCTCACAGACACAGCCTATCGTAAACGGCTATATGCTTATGTATATGGGCATGATAAACCAGGACGCGTGGAGCTTCCCGCAATATAGCTCGATACAGGGCGGCTTATACTATGAGGATAGCGACCGTGCAGCCGTAACTGTGCGCAAACTAATGGAGATTGACGAGTCACTAGCTGGTGATCCGCTAAAGACACGATGGAGGACGCTCATTTTAAACACCGGTAATATCTGCCGTCTCCGCTTTAAGGTGCGAGTACGTGGCACGTGCGCTGGTTATATAGAGGTAAACGTAAAATGACAATTGAGAGAATGAGCGAGCTACCGGGCGAGAAGCTCGAAGCTATACTGTCCGAGCTAGAAAAAGAGATGGCCGAGATTAAAGAGTCGCAGATAATCAGCGGCGACAACTTGCGCTTTACTGAAAACAGCACCAACGCCGTAGCCGACTGGCAAGGGCCATTACCTAGAGGTGGACAATTCGGCAACGCTGGTGCTAAATTCCTACGTGTTACAGCAACCGCCAAACATAGCGAGGTGCTATTTGCTGACATTATATTTGAGGCGCGGTATCCTGACGGTACGCTGGTTTACGAGACAGACCAGAAAACTAAGCCATTTGGCCAATTCTTTAAGCGTATTGTGCAGCCTCTACCTCTTGTGTCTAACCGCACAAACCAGGTAGAGTGGCTAGTTGGCGTGACTGGCACAGCTGGGCAAACCGTGAGTATGAAAGTATACATAGTAGCAAACGATAATGTAGAGATAGGAGTGGTCGAGCATGTCTAGGCTAGATATGATGACAGCTAACCGCCTTTACCAGCGTATTAATGCCTTGCGTCGATTCCGTGACGAGATAAAGCTAGGGCAGCAGGGCTTTGGCAGTGATAGTGTGCGCACAAGCATCGTGCAGAGCGGCAACAGGTGGGATGTTGATTTGGACAATGTCGGGTTTAACGACCGAGTGATAGACGTTACCTTTGTGCCGAAGGAATTAGACAAGGACGGACTGCGCAGCCTCGTATACCGCCTTGTCGTCAAGTCTGAGACGCACGAAGCCGAAAGATCAGTAGATCACCATGTGCAGCGATTGCGCCCCATAGACGGCGTACAGCGTTGGCAGATCGTGCTAGACGGTAACAGGCGCAATAATGGCATATGGCGCGGCAAATTCTACCTGTACGCTGCTGGTAGGGGCTCGCTGAAGATTAATATTTTGACTACAATATAAACTGAAAGGATTACACATAATGACAAGACTTGTATTTAACCGAGACGGAGGCAAAACCGACGAGTACGGCCATATGATTGGCTTTAGCTGGCATATCCAAGGCGATGTGATCGGTGGACTTGTAGTGACGCCTACCGACACTCCCGGCATGTCTGTTAAGGTAGATAGCGGTATTGCAGCCCTTCCACGTAACAGTGGTGGCAAGATGTACCGCGTGTACTGTGGACTAGATGCGCCAGAGACTTTAACTATACCAACCGCTAACTCGAGCAACCCGCGTATTGATACCGTGGTGCTTTATGTCGACATGAAGGTAACGCCATCAACAGGGGTGACCAACAATAGCAACAACATGTGCAAGCTCATGGTTGTGCAGGGTGCGCCATCAAGCAACCCGCAAGGTGCTAGTGAAAGCCAGATTCAAGCCGCAGTGGGCGCTGGCAACCCATTTATCGGGCTATCTAAGGTGCGTGTGGACGCCGGAGTTACGCAGATTGCTTATGCTAAGTGTGTCGACATTAGGGATTTTGCATCGCCTGGCTTTGTTGATGGTCGTTTCATGAAAGATAAATCAATCAACTATAAGGGTTACGGTGACAGCAGTATCGGCCGTAATGCAATCGATTGGGCACAATTCAATGAAAATAAGTATTCCACAAGCGAAATTAACACCCACAAAACCTTTATCGACGGCAAGCCAATCTACCGCAAAGTGTTCAGATTTAACACAGTTGGCAATGGCGCAGAAAACGGCTTTGCCGACGGTACATTTGCTATGGTGGATAGCCTCATTAATTTTGATGCTGTTCTTAACATGGCTAATGGTGAGCGCTATCCGAACGGTTACACCAACCCGGCAGCCCCGAACTTGCAGTACTTCCAAGCAAAACTCGCAGTCTATAACGGTGTGCAACAACTCCGTTACAATACCCGGTCGGATGGCACAGCCCTAGTGATCATGGAGTACACCAAGCGATGAGCGAACTACAGCCAATGAATAAGTACGAGGTTAAAGAGGCTATAGACGACGCTATACAAAAGCACGAGGCGCGCAAAGAGGGTAACTTTGTGCCAATCTACGCGCTCGACCTGTACAAGAAAGACATTGAATCACAGATTCGCGAGCTTAACGGCGAGATTAAAGACTTAAAGGCAGACGCAGCCGATGCGAGAGACCGCAACCGCTGGCTGTTTCGCCTCGTAGTCGGTGCTGTGATCACCTCATTTATTCCTATAGCGATCGCGCTACTGAGCCGAGGGAGCGGGGGGTTGCTACGATGAGCAAGGTACGACACGCCGTAGAGTGGTTGAAAAGGGACAAGTTGCTTAAAGCGCTATCCGTGGCTATGATATTTAGCCTAGCCTTTAGTGGCTACACTCTCTTTAAGAGCCTTACACTCCAGCCTGGCCAATCTGTCACTATAAGTGGCGGGGCAAAGGTTGAAAAGCCAGTAACTAGCATCACCAATGCCCAAGTAGACAAAAACGGCAATCTAGTCGTCTACTACTCCGACGGCGAGGCTCGCAATGTCGGTTCGGTTATCGGAACGTCCGGTAAAGACGGCGCAGATGGTAGAGCACCAACCGCTACAGAAATTGCTGTGGCGGTTAAAGCCTACTGTATTACCAATAAGTGTTCGGAGTCGCCCACTAGCGCACAAGTGGCCGCTGCTGTAGCATCATATTGTGCGAGCGGGAATTGTAAGGGAAGTGACGGTAAAAACGCATCTGACGAGCAGGTAGCCGCAGCCGTGGCGCGGTACTGTGCGAACGGTAAGTGCAAGGGTGAGACTGGAGCTACCGGAGCGACAGGAGCGACTGGCGCAGCAGGCTTGAGCGGACTAAACGGGGCGAACGGCACAGACGGCCAAAGCCCCGTGTTAGCTTGTGTGGATGTTAAAGATAACTCCGGCAATCAAACGTCATGGATTGCCTGGAAGTATCCAAGCGAGCAGAACAGCGCGTACAGGCGTTTATACAAAATTGACCACCAACCTAATTGCATAACAATTTAATTAAATGGAGGTTTGCAATGGAATTTGCAAAACAACTACTAAACAAACACACTAAACTTGGGCGTGCAGTCCGTACTGGCCTACAGGTTGTACTCGCCGCTTTGACGGCAGCGCTTGGCCTCTTGGCTGTACCTGGCCTCGAGAAGCAACTCTTTGACCTTGGTTTACTACCTAGCATGGGCCTGTTTGCTACCTGGAGCGGTGCTATTAGCTACGCTTGGAACGCAGCAGAGGGCTTGTACAAAGCTTTTTACGCTGACGATGAGAGCACGGAGGCTAAATAATGGCAGTAGATGCAAACGCACAAGACTGGGCAAGCAAGCGCATTGGCATCTTTTTCCCTGCTGGGCTGTCTGACAACACCGAAGGTGTGCTAACTGGGCAGTGTGTGTCGCTCATTAAGTGGTTTTTGGCCGAGATGTGCGAGAGCGTACCAGCCCCATTTGCCGCTCGTGGCGATGCTAAAGACTTTGGCAACACTCTCGTAGCGCAAGGCATCGCTGATCGTGTCGGTGACCTTAAGCGTGGCGACATTATCGTCTGGCCATACGATGGTGGCGGTTACGGCCACATTGGCGTTTACATGGGCGATGGTACTGTGTTTGAGGAAAATGTAAGTGCTAGCGGCCAACGTACTGCCGATTACGGTGTAGGAACTGTCTACAGCGCTAACGTATCGCCAATCGACGCACCATGGCGTATTGGTGGCTACAACATTTACCGTGTCCGTAGCTACGTTGAGAATATCGTGCGCACCCGTGACCGCAGCGCAGAGATTAACCACCTTAACGGCCTATACCACAAAGTACTTGGCCGTGACGTAGACGAAGGTGCAAAGAGCCACTACCTCAAGCAGATCGACACCGGGTGGAACTGGCAGCAAATCGAAGATGATTTGGCTAACTCACAAGAGGGCCGCATTGTGCGCCAACGACGAGACGAAGAGGCTGAGGCTGGCCGTAAGGCTATCCAGAGCCAGATAGATGAGATTAACCGTATCTACCAGCGCGTATTAGGCCGTGAGGCGGACGAGGAAGGCTTAAAGCACTACCGAGGGCAGATTGCCCAAGGTTGGGATTACGGCGCAATTGAGCGCGATTTACTGGCCTCTGAGGAGTACCGACAGCGCCAGGAAGCCGTGACCCGGGCAGCTCACGAGGCAGAAGCTCGTGCAAAAGCTGAGGCTGAGGCAAAGGCAGCAGAAGAGGCAAAGGCCGCAGAAGCCGAGCGCCAAAACCGTGCTGCCGTCCCTGAGCCTGAAATGCCAGAGACTCCAGCCGAGCCAGAAGCTAAAGAGGACGATAAAGCAGACGAAGACCACAAGATGCTTGTATCTATCCATAGCATGGTGCAATGGCTTGTAAACGCCATCCGTTCTATATTCCACATTAAGTAGTTGTGTATATCACACTGCCATTGGTAAAATAGAGGTACGACGTTTGAGTTATTCGCCCCCCTATGGGTACGTCGCAGCCCTGGTTGTCTCGTCCTTTCTCCAACCAGGCAACACACCCCGCCGTTTTGTTGTGTTTCCGGCGGGGTTTTCTATTGATTTGAAATAATCGTGTGCTATAATTGAGCTAGTGGAGGGTTTCGGCCTTCCAAGTACCTTGGTTTCCACAACCACTTTACCCTCTTTTCACCCCTGCTGATGTAGAAGACAGCAGGGGTTTCCCATTTCTAGCCTCTGGTAACGGTAAAGTGTTCTTCTGTGTCGACGTATACTGTAGCCTTATTTAGATGGTGCTCGTCCATTTCGGCCTCTATCTGCTTGGCGGCGTCGCTGTAATCGTACATGTCGACAATTTCGCCCTCTGACCTAAAATAAAGCGTACCGCCCTTATCTTCTACGTGTGCATAGTGCATAAAGCGCGATGTATACAGTACGCCATAACGTATTTGTTCTTTGATAGTCAAAGCTATGTGTCCTTTCTGTTTACATTTATGTTTCTATAGTACGCTAGCGTCGTGCATAATGCAATAGAAAAAGCCGACATTATTGCCGGCTTTGTTCATTGCCTGTGGATAACTACAGGTAAGCTTTTACGAGCAGGTATGTAGCAATAGCTATGATGATAACACCAATAGCGTTACCTATTGCCTCGCCCTTTGACTCTGCTTTTAGAATTTTGAATGTATAAGTTAAACCCGTGATAACAGTACAGATAAGGTAAAACCACACAAATAGCTTTACAAAATCGATTGTGATAGTCATTAAATTTTCTCCAAGTAGTTACCGTGGTATGATGCTTTTTTGTTTGTGTAGCCAAGTGCGGCAAGGACGTGCCGGCCAAGATAATGTAAGTACCGCACAGCGCCATCTGAGGCGTCCTGGCTCGTCTCATAAGGCCGTGTTGAGTGTGAAAGCTCCAGCGAGCCATCATACACCACCCAGCCCCATTTGCCATCTTTAAACTGCTTTATTTGGACGTTCACATTACTTTTTGGAGATGGAAGGGGTTCGGTATACATACTTAATACCCGCTTTGCCATATCCGCACATTGTCTGCTATCTACCATTATTAAAACTCCGGTATGTTATCAAAATCAACTGGCGCGTCAAACTCATCTGGCGTCGGTTGTTCTGGTTTTTTATCGATTGATGCTAGTAGTTGATCGAGCGTAGCGTTGTTGATACGGTTCTCCACCTCTTTTAACTTAACCACTGTAATCTTATTAGGATCAAGCACAGCGCCCTTGCCGCCGATAGCAGCACCCAAGATAGCTTTGCGATCCTCACCGTTTGTAACACCCTTATTTGCGAGCAGCTTGCTTACCGCTGTAATCTGGCGCACGCTGGCCATCGCTGGCTTTTGCTGCTTTGCCGCAACCTCTGGCGTCTGACTGTCCGGGTCTTCGTCGCCCTTGCTACTGATATTGAATTGGCGCATCAAGTAGTACTTAACCGCTGCTGTTGCTGCCTTATTTGTAGCCTTGTCGCCGTAGTCGGCTGCCTCACCCTGCCACTTAACGACAAAACGATCGTCTGGCTTGTCGGCGTTTACCACTGTAAATTCAAAGTGACATACAGTACTTACGCCAGAACTGCCACGGCTGGTCGTGATAGCGCTACGCTCCTGCTCGACCATGCTTGGAATGAGCACGACACCATACTTGCTGAAAAGCTCACGGAACTTGCCAGCGATCGTCTCGTACTCAATGTACTTATATTTTTGCTGTTGGTTATTACCATCTTTGGCAATAACCCCAATCTCGCCAGTTATCTTGGCGAGCTTTTGGTAAAGGTTTAGCTGTTGTGTTTCAGCCATGCTTTTGTCCTTTCGTTTTATATTACGTTTCTATTGTATATCAACGTCGTGCATAAGTCAAGCAAAATGGCTGGTTTTATTCAGCCATTTGCTCGATCCATTCTGGCAGCAGCTCGTCCTTATGCCATCGCTTCCATGCCGCAATCGTTGCTTTTTTCGTGTTCATTTTGTATCGTTTTTGTGATTGTTTTGATTTTTCTGCTATCTTTTTGTAGTAGTTAGGGTCGCTATCTAGTAGCTTTTTTGCTCGCTTCTGCCCTGGTGTCATTAAAATACCTCTTCGTTATTGTTAGTGTCTATTTTGTAGTTTTCAAATACCATCTCATACTCTTGTACCAGTTCAAACCGGTGCTTGGTATGTATACCCCCAGATAAGTATTTATCAACGATTCCTGCCGCCTCATCGTAGCCGCAAGCAAACGTAGCGTAGTAGCCACGCTTTAACAGCTCCAACAGCATAGCCGCTTGCTCTTCGTAGTGCCTGTTTGCCCAGTCGCCAGCCTTGCGTACCTTGTAGTCGCCCTCTCGCACCTTGCTGCCGCTCCTACGGGCGTACAAATGCACATCTTCACGCTTTAGCTCGATGAGGAGGCCGTGCAAGCCGTTTACAGGCTCTAGTATCGTTAAGTCTGGATAACCACGCCCACTCTGTAGCCGTTTGTTCTGTGCGGACTGGCCTATAGTCATCTTAAGGCCAGCCGCATAGTCTGTGTGAAATACCGCAAACGGCCACTTAATCTTGATGTGATCCGCTACCCGTGCGTGTATGCTTGCCTCTGCTTTTGCGCTTTTTGGCCTTCTCTGCATAGCTCTCCATTTCTTCTAGTATATATCTAGGCTTAAGGTTACTTGGTAGTTTTTCCCAGTTCAGTGACTGTTTGATTCGCTTTTTGAATAGTCGTAGATGCATTACTGTATCTCCAACTTAAACACGCTTGTGTAGTTCTCTACATACTTTGCGTCGTTAAGTTCTTGAATATCCTCATCGCTTAACACACCGGACTCTTTAAGCTCTTTTACGAGCTTGTCTGCCGCTTTCACGTCAACCACACTGATAGAGTCCATAGCGTCCTCATCCAGGTACTTTTTGAGTGTTGGCTTGTGGTAGACATACTTGCTAGCCCGGCTAGAGAATTTGAAGACGTAACCGTTGCCGGCATCCAGCTCTTCATCGTCTCCCATCCTCACCAACATATCTTGCTTGATGTGTTGCTTCATTCGCCGCGCCATCGCCTCCATCTGTGTAAGATATTCATAGGCGATAGCAGCAGATTCTGGCGTGCTAGCGTCTAACTCTACTAGCTCGCCGGTAGCTTTGTTTACGTCTTGGATCATTTATAGCCTCCCTAGATCGTCTATGATGTGGTTTTTTAACATAGCAATAGCAGTGTACACCAAAACAATACTGTCATCGTTAATCTCTTTAACACCCGCGTACTTCTCTAGCTTATCTAGATCAATCTTTGCGTCTTCCACCAGCTCTTGCACTTTGTATTTAGTTAGTAACATTTACACCTCCTCACAAGCGGCCACCTTCGTTGCCAAGATACCCATACGCTCTCGTGGGGTTAGCCCTCCTCGCATACCGTACTCTACATCACCAGTCATCAGCGCATCAGCTAGGCACTCACCTTTAACTGGACACTCTGCACAAATCTTGCGTGCTGCATTGTAATTGTCGTACCCGTTGTAATCATCCACGTACGCTTTGTTCTGTGGAAAGAAAGCTTCCGGGTCTGTCTGTGCACATAGTGCACTACCTCGCCATTTATTCTCCATCTAAAAATCCTCTCTTTTTTATTATTTCAATCTACCAACCATAAATATTTTTATGTCGTCAACAAAAGCCGGCGCATTAATGTCGCCGTCTTTGCCGTTATAAAGAATATCGTTTAGATTCTCTACAAGCCACTTCCTGGTAATCTCCATAATCTCGTCTGCCTTCATACCATTGTTAGTTGACTTGTCGAGTACTTCCAAAATTTGCTGTTTCACTCCCACTCTCCCATCTTTTCGCCATAATCGATTGTTAGGTCTATAGCCCTTTCAATATCTGTGATTGCCTCAGCCAGTTGCTTTCGGTAGTACTGCGGCCGCGCAAGCTCTTTAATAAGCCAGTCTTGCACTTCGCCAAGCAGCGCCACTGCCTGGTCTACAGTCTTTACGCTGTCTTCGCCGTCATTGCTTTTTAAGTCTTCAAGCACTTTTTACCCTTTCTACGTTGGTTATGCGGTATGAGAAAATCATACCCTTTTGTTGTTCAAGCTTTTTGAGCGCCTCGCGAGCGCCTTCCGCTTCAGTCACAAACTCCCGTGGCTTTTCGCGTTGGCGCTGGCGAAACATGATTGTGTATTTGTACATTACATCTTCACTTGCTTGGTGATTGCGGTACGTACGCCGCGTGTGTATTGCTGTGCCTGCACAGTATCGAGCCGTCGGTTAATAGCGTCAACAATTGCCTCGCGGTCGCTAATCTCTGCAAGCATCTGATCCTTGTAGGTTTGTAGCTCGCTCTCTGGCAGGCCATCTACAACCTCTTGCATTTCGAACATCGCTGGCTGGACGGGCTCAGCCTCTGGCGCTTGCCAGTCGTGAGGCTCTACCGTGTTTCCTTTGAATGTATCGCGTGGTAATGCTAGTTGGTCTACCATCATGTCATTACCTTGGCCGATGTGTTTTTTGTACTCGCTCATACTCTCCTCTGTCTGGTGTTTACAATAGCCGCGCAAGTGATCACTCAGCGTGTCGAACTGCGCCCATTTGTCGTTAGTTTCTTGGTTTAGGTTTGGTGTGTTGTAGTTCATTTATTCCCCTTTATGTTTTAGATTCAACGTCTCTGGCTGCCTTGTGTAGGCTATCAGATGCTTTATCAATATGGCTTATTGCGTTTGCAATATAGATAGATCGTGCGCCATTGTCTCTTTGTAGCATCTCGTCCATCATCTTAAGCGCATCTACCATGTAGTACAGCTCGTCGCTGTAGTGTTTCAGCTTCAGCCACATCTTTGCTCTATTTGCTTTGTTTGATGCCACGGTTAATCTCCAGTGCCCGCTCGTGTACTTTGCGCTTATGCTCCTCTTTATCGAGCCGCATAGCTTCCTTGATAGCGTCCCACTCAATCTGCGCTTTTTCCTTCTCAGCGCGTCGCTTATCGCGCCATGCTGCGTACTTTGGGTTGCGCTTTGCGATGTAATCAGAGATTGCCGCACCGCCGTATCCGACGAAAAACGCCACTGCAAAGAGGAACAGCAGAGGCCAGGCGATAATTGGCAAAAAGAGAATCACCAAGATAATAATCAGAAACGGCATATTATCGTACCACCTTGCTTGCGAGTTTGTCGTTTACGTCACACTCACAGAATAGCCAAATGTTGAATGATGCGGCTGCGATGAAAAACACAGCCAAAATATTAAATTGTAAGATTGCCATGTAGGCCAGCGTAAGTGACGCTGCACACCCGACTACAGCGGCAATTTTGCCGATAGTCGCAATTACTTTAGTTTCCATAATTACTTTATCCTTTCTTTTAAATTTGGTTTCTAGCCTAATTGTTAAGTTGCAAAGTTCGTCTTGCTCTCGCCCCGTTTGCTTATGTACTTATCATAGCGCAACGTCGTGCATAATGCAATAGAAAATACCGACTTTTTGCCGGTATTTTTCTATAGGCTGTGGATAACTTTTAGCCTTGGATCAAGTGCATCTTTTTACCTCTGATAGTATTGCCCACCTTCTCCTCTTCCTCTGCGCCCTGTACAAAGACACGGACGTAGTCCACTTTCATTTCTTGCGGCAGCATCTCCGCTAGGCCGGCAATCCATGGCCCGCGAAACTCTAGGCCGACGTATGGCTGCCATTCAATAGTATCAAACGGTTTAGCGCCTATCATGATTTGGCCGTTGATCGTTTCGCCTGCTATAACCTTTTCCAGAACAACCTCACCGTCATAGATAAACTTTATGCGATCCTCTTCAATTGAGAAGGCATACGTGTGAAAGCTGTCTACACCAATAATTTGCTTTTTAAATGCGCCAGTAATAAAGCTCCCCCGAGCTGTACCGCCACAAACGTACTCACAAGCAATAAAACTACCATCATCTTGCGGTGATGAGGTAATAGTAACCTCCACGCGCTTCAGCCAGCTATCATACTCTTTTGGAATTGTCGGCACAAGTTTGAACGTCGAGGACATCCACCTAGATTTGGGCGGCAGCGCCATGCGCGCTTCAAAGTACAAGACGCCTGAAAACTTTTTGACGCTCTGGATGGCAGCAGAGAAAAAATCGTACGCTGTGCCGTTGACAACCTTGCCGGCTTCTCTCGTGGCCTTAAACACAACCGAGCCATCTTCAATTCGGCCGTTAGTGTTAAAGTCCATATACGACTTGCGCTGCGTTACAATCTCGCCGCCTTCAATCGTTTTCCATTTTGATCTGTCTAATGTTGGTGTTTTAAATTCATCATTGAATACGGGAGTGTACCCGTTTGTTTTCCAGTTAAAAGCTCCGTCTGGTATGTCCATTTCGTTACTTCCCTTATTAAACTCTAAAATTATTAAATAATACCATACTCATATAATAACCGAACCAATACAAAACAGCCACCCTCGCATAGTGGCTGTTTCGTTGTTTGTTCGGCTGTCTACTTACCGAGCGACTCGTACACCTGTTTGGCATACACTGCGCGGTTACCTTCTAGTCCGTAGCGCTCCCACTGCTTAAATCCTAGTAAGATACCCTGCGGTGTCTCATTAGGATCACGCAATCGAGCTGCTAGGCTTGGATACCCGCCCTTCGCGGCGTCCCGTGGCATTTCTACGTTTACAGCCCACACGAGCTGCTCACGCAAGCCACAAGGCATATCTACGCGCCTACCAGGATGCCATTGCGCCAACCCGTCTGCTACTCCGCCGTCTCCCCGCACGCCACATGGCGTTACGTAGCTTTCAGCGATAAAGTTACCGACAAGGTAGGCCGCACCCATCTTGGTGAGTCCTAGCTCGCGTAAGATGGCCAGCGTCTCATTAATACGAGCCACTGATACCTTTGCGTGAGGCGAGGTGGACACTGTCCACGCTTTGGCCTCTGCCTCCGCTGCTAGCTTGGCTTGTAAGGCTGCTTGCTCTTTAGCTTGGTTTTCTGCGTCAATCTTGGCTTTAGCCTCTATCTGTTGGCGCGTCTCCACTCCAAGCTTTTCTAGCCGCTTGGCTATCTGGCTTTGCTGCTCTTTGCTTTCCGGCGTCGCTTCGTACTTTGTCGATGCTGCCGATTTGTTGATGTGAGGTACTGCCATTAAGGCTAATAGTATTGCTATGATTCCGGTAGCGGCTTTCACTCCGTCCGTCATCCTTTCCCACCTATAATTGTTCTTCATATGGCACTAGGTGATTATTTTTGTGCCTTCCATAGCATAGCAGCTGTTTGGAAGGCTGCAACAGCACCCAAGAACGTAGCGGCATATACCATGAATTTAGGAACTGGCACAAACCATACTGCAATTCCAAGTGCGAGGCGGGCTACCAAGTCAAGGATGGTAAGGCCCTTTGCGAGTGGTTTTGTAACCTTATTAATAATATTTGTGTTTGTTGTGTTAGTGTTTTTAGCCATTGATTTTGTCCTTTCTTTTAATCTTTAGCTGGTCTTATAGTAGCATGCACGACGTTGAGAGTCAACACTTTTTTGGAGATTTTTCGGGGGGTGTACATTTTGATAAACGGGGGGTTTATAGAAATAAACGGGTAGGTGTACATTGTGATAAACGGGGGGTTTATAGAAATAAACGGGGGGTTTATGAGAATAAACGTATTAAGGATAGGATTAAGGATAGGATAGAGGATTGGACTTTAGGATTGGATATAGGCCAGGATTTACTAACGCGCTCACTTCGTTCGCTTGTTGCCGGCGTGGCCGGCGGACGAAAAAAAGCGGGTGAAAACGACAAAAAACTATTGCATCTTATTGTTGGGCGTGCTATACTGAAAGTGCGATGGACGAATCAATAAAGCAGGGACAAATGCCGTCTACCGTCTATCGCAAGCTTTATTGGGTAGACGGTATTTGTTTCTAGAAAGTAGAAGGCAAAAATGACATTCTCATTCATTACACGTTACAATAGCCTTTACGGTAAAAAGGACAAGTAACAATGCTTAAATCAATCAATATTGACCTATTTCTGAGTGGACAAGCGATGGCGCACGGCCGCAAAAGCACACTTACCTGTGTAGCCTTGTATAAATTGATTGAGAAACACTCACAACAGCATGGGTATTGTTTTGCTAAAAATAGCACATTAGCCGCTGAACTAGACAAGAAAACGTCGACCGTCAAACAATATCTTTGGTTAATGAAAGAGAGCGGGTGGATTAATGTAGACTACCACATGGAAGGCAATTCACTTGTGCGGGACGCTATACGCCCAATGCTTGAGATTGATTTTGAAAACGCTACAGCAACAACAGCAAATGGCCAAGTCCTCACAGAAAAGCGAAGTATCGTTAAAGCACAAACGTCTAAACCGCGCAACAAAGAGGCCGAGATTGAAACCGAAGACCTTTCAGACGTTATTGCTGAAGAATCAACTATGCCTACACATGCCGAGGTAGACACTGAGAACAAAGCAGACGACGAAGAAAAGCCGAGCCCTGTCGAAGAGTACCGACAGAATCACGACAGAGAAGAGCGCGACAAGAACTTTATGCGGGCAAACGAAGACCAGCAATGGGCATATATTGAGACCCTACGAAAGAAAGGCGACACTGTAAACGCAAACAGGTATGAGGAGATGCTTACAAGCGGTATGCCGATAGAACCTGACAACGCACCCGAGGAGGTAGAAGAGCCAAAAGAGGTTGCTGTGTCCAAGCCGCGAGAAAAGACACGCGAGCTTACTGTAGCCGAACAATGCGCCCTACAGACAAAGAATATCGAAGCCGACAACTACGACCGCCGCGGTAATGTCGTTGATGATGATTTGTACCACAAACTTAAGCTAGAGGTAATCGCTGAATCAGACGCACGAAAAGCAGAAGAGGAAGCAGAGAAGCAGCAAAATATACAAGCGCAACAACTGCCCGCTAATACCACGGCACAAACTAGCGCTGTAGCGACAGTGCAACAAAATGTACCAACATCAGTAGCGGACAGTCCACTTGCTACGCCACGTACAAGCGACCGCAGAGGCTATGACCCCGTTCTGAAGGCCTTCTACGACGCAGCCAAGGCGCTTGGCATCTCTATCAAGAACAACGCAACAGCACAAAAACACGTAAAGCGCCTAGAGAGCGTACGAGGTGATGACTGGTGCATCAAATACTTTGACTTTCTACGTATCAATTACCCTTCGTGGGAGTACAAGTATAAACCGGAAATTGGCAATGAACTTGACATGATCCATAAGGCAAAAGCTATCGAGAACGGTATGCGCCGTATGAGAGAAGAACAGCAACGTAAGTATAAGGTATACTAAAAGAGAAGGGAGAAAACACAATGCCATATACACTTACCACCTACGACGGTGAAAAAATCGAACTAATGGAGCAGTCGCCCGACAAGATTCGCGAGCTAGCAGCAGACGCGGGGCTGGTAGCTATCCAAGACTCAAAGGGTCAAGTGCATTACCTAGGCAAAGGACGGCTGGCAAGTATCGACTACACAAAGCCAGAAGGGCCAGTAGTACGTCCTGAGCAGCGCCTTGCCATGGGCGGCCAGAAGGACAACCGCAGCGAAGGGCCGGAAGCCGAAGCTAACATGGCTTGGCGTAAAGAGTGTGGCCACGACTACAAGCGCATGGGCAATAAGCAAGAGCGTGACGCTTTTATCAAAAAGTGGATCGAGGAGAACGCCCAACAATAAAAGTTGGGCTTTTTCGTAAATTAGTGTTGACTTTCTAACGTCGAGCATATATACTGAAACTATCAACAACTTAAGGCGAAAGGACAAAAGCCAAATGAGTATCATCAACACAATCAAAAACTTTATCAACCGACGCAAGCAAGAGCAGCAAGAATGGGACGACGTAGACCAGATGCTAAATGAAGCGCTAGTAGATAGCTACTTGGAGAAGATGTAACATGTCGGGCAAAACTGAAACTACAGTAAAAGCAATCCTTGAAGCACGTGACAACAACGGTACATGCAAGCACTGTGGCCGCAAGATCCAGCTTTACAAGTACAAGATCACACCAGCTATGGTTTATATGCTAAAGGACATGGGGCGTATTACAGCTCGCCAAGCAGCAGAACACCAAAGCAACCCACGCCACGTCGACTCTGGCGAGATTGACCGGCCATTTTCTGTACGTACACAAATGACCAAGTTGCGACTCCACGGACTAGTAGCAAAGGTAAAAGACGCCAAAGGCAAGCACATCCCACGTACCTGGACTGTCACCAAGAAAGGCTGGAAGTTCCTCGCTGGCAAGCCAGTGCAGGCACGCGTAACTGTCTACAACAACACCGTGCTTGGCCACTCTGGCGGCCTGTGTGTAATTGATCAGATTGCCGGAGCGTCTGGAGACTACATCGTCGAGCCTATTACTGAGGACGAGAGCAAGCAATTGACGGCCACAAAAGGCCAAGCTGCTAAAGATAAAGCCAAAGAACTAGGTTTGTGCTAATATACAGGTAAGGGCCGTGCAGCTTGTCCCACGCGGCCCTTATCATTTTAGAAAGGATACCATGAAGATCGAGCACATAAGCATAAACCAACTAAAATTTGACGAACGAAACCCCCGCATTATCGATAAAGATGAATTTGCGGGGCTTGTGTCGTCTATAAAGACGTTTGGCCTCGTCGACCCTGTAATTATCAATCATGACAACACAATCATTGGCGGCCACCAACGCACGCGAGCCGCCCAAGCTGCCGGCCTTATTGATGTGCCATGTATTCGCCTTAACTTGGATGAGCACGACAAGATCAAGCTAAACGTCTTACTCAACAGCCAAGCTATTAGCGGCCGTTATGATGAGCTAAAGCTAGAAGAGATTCTAGACGAGCTAAAATTCGACCAAGACTACCTGGAACTACGACTAGATAAGCTAGAGATTAAAGACCTAGACACCGAACGGCTTATATCACCAAGCGGCACAAAGCTAATGCCTGAGTCTGTTATAGACGGGCGCAAGCTGGACTGGATAAAAAGCGATGAACTGTGGGCAGAGTCGGGAGTAGACACCGGAGAACGTAGCCCCACGCTGTACCAGACGCTGTATGAGTGGTTTTGTCCGCAAGGTGGCCTCATTATGCATCTTAACCCAACAAACGGCGCACCGGGCCTCGTAGCAGCTAAAAACGGCTACAACTTTATTGGCTTGCAAGCTAACGATGCAGACCTAGAGGCTGAAGCGGCCGAGATACTTACGCCAAATGATGGTGGACTAGCCTACGTAAACGGCGACATTACCGGCTACTTTATCGATCACCCCGACAAGACAGTAGACCTGGTACTGTACGACATGAACACAGAAGACAAGCATAGTGACCTGTTGCTGTCCGACCTAGCAAAGAAAATGAAGCCAAACCGCTTTATCCTCGCCATTGGCAACTATGAGCGTAGCGACGCAAAGAATGGCGGCGCGATCAATGACATACCACACCTTACAAAATGTTATATCGACGACTACAACGGCCAGGTTGACCTGTACAATCACATTATCTTTATTGAAAACACAGACACGAGCAAGTACGCAGCCAAAAATTTCAACAGTGTGCGCAAAGTGGCCCGCATCCATACAGACGTAATGGTGTACACTAACGGTGATCCAGACAAAGCGATCGACGACTTTGCGACTATCGACTTTTCCACAGACGAAAAGTAAAAAATCTTTGTAATTTCTATTGTTTTTCGTCGTGCATTTGCTATAATAAGAGTAGATAAGTAAGACGAAAGGATACTAAACAGGGCGAGAAAGAACTATTACACATAACACAACTAAACTTGAACATTAAAAATTAGGAGTAAAGACCATATGGCCAATTTACAAAACCGTATCGAAGACCGCAGCAAGGTGATGCGTGCAGCTATGATGTACATGGCGTGCGAAGCAGCTCGCACTATCTTGCTAGAGCAAATAAACAACAAAAACAGCAAGGTTGACTTGACCGCAGAAGACATTGTAGACCTTGCCATTATGCAAAACCGTGCGACTTGGGCACTCGAAGCCTCTCATGTCATTGATGACATTAAGGCTGACTTGAGGAAGCGTAAGAAAATCCAAAAGCTCGCACTTGAACAACAATAGTAAAACAAAGGGGGGGTAAAGTGGAAGTAGACCCAAAGATGCGCGCCCTGATGCTGATCGTAGCAGACACTGTTATTGAAGGCTTCGGCAAAGATAAGAATGATTTGCCAGAAGTAACCAACGCAGAAGAACTGTTTGAACAGCTGATGGCGTACACAGCAGCGCATGGCCGCGAGGCAGTAGCCCGTGTGCGGCGCGACATTGAACAAATACGAAAGGGGGCAAACAGTGGCAACTAATAGCCAGGTACTAGACATTCGCGACGGCCTCGTAAAGTCGGGGCTCGAGATTACAGACGCCGAGCAACTTATTAAAGCTTACGGCGCACCATTCACTGAGGTTGGCGAGATTCTCGCCACTTACAAAGATATTGTGGTAACTGACGTATCACAAAAAGAGGAGATGCAGAAGGCTCGCAAGATGCGGCTCGCACTCCGCGGCCAACGTGTGAAGATCAAAAAGACACACGACTTTCTGAAGGCTGACGTGTTGAAGCAGTCAAAGGCAATCGACTTTGTAAACCGTGAAGCGGCAAAGATTATCGGCGAAGCTGAGAAATATCTCGAAGACCAAGAGAAGTTTGCCGAAAACCTCTTGAAGAAACAGCAAGAGGAGAAGCTGGCAGAACGGCGCGCCAAGCTGATGATGTACACAGATGACATTAGTTTGTACGAGCCGACACTTACGAGCTTGAGCGATGAGAAGTTCGAGCAACTACTCGCGCAGCTGAAGCAGGCCAACGAAGACGCCAAGGCAGCAGCAGAAGCTGAAGAGGCCAAGCGTAAGGCGGAAGCTGAGCGCGCAGCCAAAGCAGAGGCTGAAGCAGCAGAGGCTCGCCGCAAGCAGGCTGAGGCAGAAGCTGAAGCGGCAAAACTCCGCGCTGAGAAGGAAGCAGAGGAGCGCGCCAAGGCTGAAGCGGAAGCTAAAGCAGCCGAGGAAGCTCGCAAAGCAGCGGCAGCGCCAGACAAAGAGAAGATCATAGCCGCTATCGACGCAATCCAGTTTAAGGTGGAAGGCCTCACAGACCTACAGGCTATGGAGTTTGCGGAGAAGATCGCGCAACACCTCGAAACAGTCAAAACCAATTATAAGATCAAGGCAGGTAATTTATGACGATAAAAGAGTTTAAGACGGCACTAGAAAATCTAGGGTATGACGTAGAGTACGGAGTAAATTCGTATTATGTAGTGCGCGGCAATGATACCTTTGCGAAAATTTCTAGAAGGTATGAGCGCACTATTGATACATACCATTCGCCAATTAGTAACCTTAACGACAAAGATGGCACAGCATTACTGGCGGTAGTCTTTGAGTTTGCTAGTACGCAGATAAGCGAGCGCGAAGACAACGACTACCGAGTATATACTATGTGTGAGGAGAGCGAGTTTGTGGGGCACAAGCTTTACGTTGCAGGTTATGGCGAAAATGGTGAAAAGCTGGCACTCGACACTGACATTTCAGCATCGGTTTGGTTCTCGTACGACAAGGCACAGACGGTTACAGAGCATGTTAGTAAAATGGTAGGTAGTAAGTTTGAGGTTGAGAAAGTAGACAATGACGATTAGAGAACTTGAGCAGCAACTGGCTAATATAGGGCTTGAGCTTTGCCTCTATATCGGCGACCATCACTATTACTACGTAGATGACTCTGACGATCACCGCTACGCATATGTGAGTAAGACCTGTAGGTTTACAGTTGACACGGACACTGACTGGTTTAAAGCACTAGAAACCAAGAAACGCAAGCGTCTGTTTAAACTCCTGACAGAGTTTGCCGCTACACCTCTCGATAAGCGACAGAACACAAAGTATTACGTAAGCGTTGAGTATCAAGGTTACTTTGGCAAAAATCGTGTCTTCTGGGTATCTGAGTACAATACATTCGCAGAAGACTACGAGCTATCGACAAAATACCAAGACGCTGCCAAACTTGATGAGGAGCTAGCTGACAAGATCATTGGGATGCTGCCGCCAATAGCAGCAATTAAGAAAACAAAAGTAGCCGTAGAGTAGAAAGGATAATAGAAATGGCAAAAGGTTTTAGCAAAGCAGTGGTAATGGGTAACCTCGTCCGCGACCCTGAAACAAAACAAACAAACAGCGGGCACAGCGTAACCAGCTTTACGCTCGCAGTAAACGGTCGAAACGATGACGTTGCGTACATTGATTGTACAGCATGGAATAAAGGCGGTGAGACAATCGCGCAGTACCTCCACAAGGGTGACCCGCTGCTCGTATCTGGCCGGCTTAATCAGAGCCGCTGGCAAGATAAGGATGGCAACAATCGTAGCAAGATCGATGTGGTGGTAGATGAGTTTGCTTTCATCGGTGGCAAGAACAATAGCGATGGCAGTAGCACGCAAACAGCGTCACAGGCTAACTACGACGAGCCAGCGCCAGTATCTGACATTAACATCGCAGACATTCCATTTTAACAAACAGGCAAAACAAACATGGACTACGAAACAGTAGAGATAAAGTACCGCGACAATGAGTCAAAAGGCATCGGCATACCAGCTGGCGTGTGGGTAGCACGTCGGCTGAGTAACGGCGAGGTATTTAGCTACGGTACACTCGAAGGCTTAAAACAAAAGGCGGTTGCACGACGTTACAACTACATTGTGTACCGCAAAGATAATAAGCTTGGTGGGTATATCGCAGACGAAGTATTTGACTGTACAAAAGGGGTACTTGGCAAAGACTGGCACAAGGTGTAGAATATTTGGTAGCTGTGTGTGGGCGCAGCTGCCAGATTCCTCCTTTATGGTGAGACGCAGCAATTGTTGCGTCTCTTTCTTTTGGTGTATAATGTGATCATGGCAAAGACGAAGAAACGCGGCCTAGATGCAAAAAGCGACACTGAGACGAAAGTGCCGCCGGTTAAGAATCTAGATATAACAAAAAACGATATTAAAGACGCAGAGATAACGGACATGCGACTTGAAATGGTGCTCACGCAGATGCTGAACGGCGCACGTACATCAATCATCAAGCAAACCATCATGCAGCAATGGGGCATTGGCGAGCGTCAAGCACAAAAGTATATTGCAGCAGCCAAAAAGCGCATCAAAGCCTCATACGAGGATCAAATACCAGACTTTGTGGAGACGCAGCTTGAGAAGATAAACCACGTGTACTACGAGTCTATGAAAAATGGAGAAAGGGCAAACGCACTAGCAGCACTAAAGCAGGCCGCACAGCTTGTAGGGGCTGAAGCACCGACCAAGTCGGAAACAACAGTAAAAATATCTGGTGCGATTAAGGGTATGAGCGATGACGAGCTTACAAGAATCATCGAGGGAGTTGCTGGAACTGAAAGCAGCAGCAGCGATGGAGCTGATCGAGCGCAGAGCAGTTGATGACTTTAACTACTTTGTAAACCATGTATTTGCCCTCTCATTCCAAGATGAGTTTGTGAGTGGCCAGTACGTTGCTGACGTATGTGCTCACATGGACAAGCACCCGTACGCTATGTATATCACAGGCCGTGGCCACTTTAAGAGTACACGCCTGTATGCTCGTCTCATGTGGCACTTATTGCGCTTTAAGAGAGAGAAGCGACGTAGCCCGGTAGAGGGTTGGTACTTTAGCTATAATAGCGAGCTAGCAGCCTATCACTTATCGAAGGTGCGTAGCCTCGTAGCTATTAACCCATTTTATTCAGAGCTAACCAACTACAAGAGCCAAACAGACTCCGTGCTTGGCTTTGCTAAAGTAGGCCCAAACCAAACACTCGACAAAGCGCCTAAGTTTCTCGTAAAGCCTGCCGGCCTCCTCGCCTTTAAGCGCGGTATCCACGCCAACCTTATCTACGTAGACGACCCGCTAAAAGACCCCGAGAATAAGCTGAAGCCTACAGTCATTCGTAAGATCAACCGTATTGTCTCTACAGAGCTACTGCCAATGGTAAACAAAGGCGGTGAGTGTTACGTTGTCGGTACGCCACAGACAAACGACGACTTTTTCTTTGACAAGGGACTAAGCACACTATTTGCCCAATGGTTTACGCCGGCCATCCTAGACTGGAAAGCTGAGAAAGTGCTATGGCCAGACTTTTATACGTTTGATGACCTTATGAAGATTAGGGCCGCACAGGGCGACAAGACATTTAACCAGGAGTACATGGCGCAGCCTGTCTATAACGAAGACAGCTATATCAACCGTGAAGCCCTAGAGAGTGTGAGTACCGAGCTATGCTGGAAGAAAAAGGATTGGAATAAAGCGCTAGCCGACGCTGTAGTTGTAGGCGGCTTTGACATTGGCAAGAAACGCCACCCAAGCCACTTGGCGCTATTCATCAAGAAATACAGCGAGACAGAAGACGGCGACGAGATTATAAGCTACCGGCAAATATACTCATTCTGGATGGATGGCTGGCAATACGAGAAGCAATATAAAGAGCTAAACCAGATATGCGAACTATTCAACGTCTCTAAACTGTACTATGATAATACTAGGGCTGAATTTGAGGGATTTGCTGAGCAGGGATTACTAAATCCTGTTATGGAGCCGGTAACATTAAACGCCAAGAACCAAACCAAGATGGCCGCTAACCTAGACATGCTCATAACCAACAACCGCATTAACCTGATCAATGAGCAAAGGCAGACGAGCCAACTCCTCATGGTAGACAACGCATTGCAAGCGCTAGAGTCTCCAGAGGGACACGGTGACTCATTCTGGAGTATCTGTATGGGTATCTCTAATGAGGATGAGGGCGATATTTGGATTCGCTATTAACAATAATAGGATGATAAGCTAATGACCAATAACAAAGGATTATTGCAGAGGGTGTACGACGCAGTACTAAACCGGCAAGAGAAGCCGGCGGAATCACGCGCCAACTACCTGAGCGATGACGGCGGAGTATATTCGTACAACGCTGGTATGCCATCATTTCAAGGTGGCAAAATAAAAGAGTACAAAGACAAGGCAAGCCAAGTCACAGCCAACAAAGGCTGGGTTTTTGCTGCTAACGACTTTATCGCTGAAGCTTTCAGTGGTGTTGAGTTTCAGCTCGTGAAGACAGATAGGAACGGTAACCGTAGGACGATTACCGAGCACCCTATACTTTCTTTGCTACAGAGCCCAACAGACAGCCAGCACGGTATGCAGATGCTATACCTACACGCTAGCTACCTGAACATCAACGGCGAGAGCTACATTGTGCCTACAGGCGAGAACACAGAGATGCGAGGCCTACCAGCAGCGCTTACTGTGTTACCTGCTCACCTAGTAGAGTACAAGATCAACAAAGACACCGGCGATGAGATTATGCGCTATGGTGACTACTACTGGATGAACACAGACAGAGAGCGTCAATTTTACCGTGACTACCGGCCAAACCCGGCAAACCCACGCAATGGTATGTCGGTTATTCAAGCCGCAGCTGGCGCAGTAGACACTGACGATAAGGCTGTAGACTACAACCAGCGCTTTTTTGCTAACAGTGCACGGCCTAGTATGATCATCGAGTCTGAAAAGCAGATGACTGACGTAGCATTTAGGCGGCTAAAACAGCAGCTTATCGAGTTTTACAGTGGTGGGCAAAACGCTTATGTACCAATGATCCTTGGTGGCGGAGCGTCTGCTAAACAATTCGTTTTGACCCAACGGGATATGGATTTTCTAGAAGGCCGCAAATTGAGCCGTGACGAGATATTGGCGATGTTTCGTGTGTCTCCAGCGCTGCTTGGTATGATCACGTCGGCTAACAGGGCTAACATGGAAGCGGCAGAGTATCACTTTGCCAAGTATACATTGCTGCCACGTGTCCGTGCCTTCTGTAACTTTATTAATAAGTATGTGATTGATCCGTTCGATCCGAGTCTAGAGCTTACCTTTGTAGACTTTATACCGAGCGACTCGAGCGTAGAAGCAAGCGCCAACACGGCTGCTATCAATAACTGGATGACGGTTAATGAAGTGCGTAAGACATTAGACCTGCCGCCCATTGAAGGTGGTGACGTGCTGTATCGCCCGTCTGGCCGTGTAGAGCTAGGCAAGAGCGAAGAGAGCGAGCCAGCGCCAAAGGCTGAAGACAAAGCGCCAGAAGCCGCAGACAGTGACGAGGACAAAGAGCAGGGCAACAAAGAGCAAGACGACAAGAAACTAGCAGACGAGGCCAAGAAACGTGCCCGCCGAGAGCTAGCTGTTATGCTTAAGCGCGCAGCAGATCAAAAAAAAAAGAGGGTAGAGAAGCGAGCCGCTGATAGATTCCAGCAAGGTGAAAAGCGGGTAGCTGACATGCAGCCACGGCTTGATAAGTACGAGGCAAGCTTTAGGAAGGCCGCCCGCAAGCACTTTGAGGCACAGCGCAAGGCTGTTATTGATGAGCTAAACGAAGTAGAGGACGGCAACCGTAGCTTGGCTAAACGTGACATTGACCCTATCTATAAGCAGTTAGCGATCATCATGAGTGATGACCAGTGGGACATTAACCTACAAGACGCGCTCATGCCGCTGTACACCACACTCATGAAAGAGCAAATCAAAGACGCCTGGGCGCAGCTACCGAACTTTAAGCCGCCTAAAGACGTGCCGGCTGTTTCTGAGTTTGTGAAGCAGCGCGCACGCAAGATCGCTGTAGACATTAACGACGAGAGCCAGAAGCAGATACTACTGACGCTGGCCGAGGGGATCGACAAGGGCGAGAGCCGCAACGAACTACGTGCCCGTGTTGAGAACATCTTTGGCGACATGAGCAGTAAGCGAGCAGACCGCATTGCGCGCACAGAGAGTGTACGAGCAGCTAGCCAGGCAGACATTTATGGTTGGGATGATTCAGACATTGTGACCGGCAAAGAGTGGCACACCAAGCTAGGTGACGCCTGCCCGTTCTGCCAAAGCCTTAATGGCAAGATCGTAGAGCTGAACAAACCATTTGTGGAGCTAGGCGACAGGCTAGAGGTGACAACAACCAGCAAAGCAGGCAAGCCAGTGACGCACACGCTTAAGGTAGACTACGAGCCTATGGTAGGCCCGCCAAGCCACCCTAACTGTCGTTGTGTACTCTTGCCAGTAATAGTGGATCAGAATTAGAATATGTATAGGAGATAAACCATGAACATTATTTTACGTAACAGCGTACCGCAATCAGTAGATGAAGATAACCACACCGTGCGTATCCGGTTTACTGATGAGTCTGTAGATAGCTACGGTACTAGCCTGAAGTTTGACGGCTGGGACTTTAAGCGCTTTATGGACAACCCAACCGTGCAGCTTGATCACTACAGCGACGCAGCAAGCAATATCGGCCGTGTCTTGGAGATTATTCCAGTACCTGACGAGCGGGCCTACGACGCTATTGTGCAGTTCGACGTGGACGACATGAGCGAGTACGGCGGTAACTGGGCGTGGGGTAAAGTGTCGCGTGGATTCCTACGCACCTGGAGTGTCGGGTTTGAAAACCTGGTAAACGAAGGGCTGGAGTATCTCCAAAATCAACTCTTTGAGATTAGCCTGGTTGGTATTCCCTCTAACACAGGGGCTACCACTCGTGCGCTTAATGATGGTAGTATATCTGAAGAGGAGGCAAGGGGCTTGATGAAACGCTATTTCAGCGAAGCACGCAAGCTTGAGGCAGCCCTCGACAATACAACAGCTAAACCAAAAGGGGCACGTATGAACAAAGAGGAACTACAAGCGGTAATAGCAGAAGCTATGAAACCATTGCAAGAGCAGCTAGCAGCTCTACAAGAAAAGCTAGCCACCGAAGTTGCACCAAAACCAGAAGCCAAAACCGAAGAGGATACGCCAGCTGAAGCTGAGCCGAAAGCCGAGGCAGAAGCTACCGAAGATAAAGCGGCCACTGAGGACGCCAGCACACAGGTAGACGAAACCGAGACGATCAGCGATG